GGGGCTGCCTGCAGATATAACGATATTATTCCGGCCGACCACTGCCTGCATGATGTGCAGGATATGAGTACGCTGAATCATCCGAAGGCAGACCTGAGCAAAGGGCAGTATGGCTGTGTCGGCCAGGGCTTACATATTGCCAAAAAACTGCTTCCGTATATCCCGAATAACGCGGGGATCCTGCTGGTACCATGCTGTCGTGGTGGTTCGGCATTCACCCAGGGCGCGGAGGGGACATTCAGTGCGGACGCGGGGGCCAGCCAGGATTCGGCGCGCTGGGGTGTGGGTAAACCGTTATATCAGGACCTGATTGCGCGCACTAAAGCTGCATTACAGAAGAACCCGAAAAATGTGTTGCTGGCGGTGTGCTGGATGCAGGGAGAGTTTGACATGAGCGCCGCCACCTACGCACAGCAACCTGCGCTGTTTACAGCCATGCTGAAGCAGTTTCGTGCTGACCTCACTGTGTTTAACGCGCAGTGTCATGGTGGCAGTGCTGTAAATGTGCCGTGGATTTGTGGTGACACGACGTATTACTGGAAAAACACCTACGGCACGCAGTACAACACCATTTACGGGGCGTACAAAAACAGGGAGAGTGATGGCGTTTATTTTGTACCCTTCATGACAGACGGTAACGGCGTCAATACCGCCACTAACGCGCCGACAGAAGATCCGGATATTCCGGCATCAGGATATTACGGTGCGGCATCGAGAACGAATGGAAACCAGGTATCATCAAACCGCCCGACACATTTCAGTTCATGGGCGCGCAGGAGCATTATTCCGGATCGTCTGGCAACCGCTATTCTGAACGCAGCCGGGCGCACCTCAGCCTTCATCAGTGGTAAGGCACCGGAAATCAAACCCTCGCCCGGCGGCAACACGCCATCGGGTCCGTCTGCAGATACGTCCGTTCGCACAATCTCCCTGCTGCCGGCAGCCGGAGAGGCTGCTGCGCAGGGCTGGAGCATTAAGGATGGCGGAATTCAGTTGTCAGATGGTGTATTTAAGATCACCAAGCAGAGCAATAAAACCTGGTCCCTGACGCATCCGGTGGATGACGCAATTACCCTGCTGACACAGGGCGGCAGACTGACCTGTAAGTTCCGCCTGTCAGGCGCACTGACCAACAATCAGTTCGGGCTGGGGATTTATCTGTATACGGATGCTCCCGTTCCTGATGGTGTGGCGATGACGGGTACCGGTAATCCGTTCCTGATGTCGTACTTCACTCAGACCACTGACGGCAGAGTGAATCTGATGCATCACAGGAAAGCCGGAAACACGAAGCTGGGGGAGTTCGGCGATTACGGTAACGACTGGCAGACGCTGGAGCTGGTGTTCACCGCCGGCAGTGCCACGGTTACTCCGAAACTGAATGGAGTGGCTGGCCCGGCATTCCAGGTTATAAAAGACAGTCTGACACTGGGACTGAATGCGCTGACGCTGACGGATGTTACAAAAAATGCAGCGTATGGCGTTGAGATAGAAAGTCTGGTGCTGGAGATAAATGCACCGGCAGCATAATAAAAAAACAGCCAGTACTGACTTTCGTCGGAGAAGTACTGGCTAAGAAGGATAGTTGGGTTTCACATGATACTTATATCTGGCAGTACATTTTCTGACAGACAGTGACGGATGTTGTCAAGATATTGTGTCATTTATAACCTGAATCAGGGGTTGGTCGGAATGTTATCTGGCATTTTTAGCAGAGCCTGAATGCCATAATCACGGCTCCCGGCGTTGGCCGTCAGTGGGCGACACTGGCGGCTTTTTGTTTTCCTTTACTTTCATTTTCTGTCGGCGGTGACGGAGACATACATCAGATGGAAAAAATCACAACAGGTGTGTCATACACCACGTCAGCGGTGGGGACGGGATACTGGTTACTGCAGCTGCTGGACAAAGTCTCTCCGTCCCAGTGGGTGGCGATAGGTGTGCTGGGGAGTCTGCTGTTTGGCCTGCTGACGTATCTGACTAACCTGTATTTCAAAATCAGAGAGGACCGTCGCAAGGCTGCCCGGGGAGAGTAAAGCGATGAAGAAAAAATACGAACTGGTTGTTAAAGGGATAAATAATTACCCGGATAAGATTACTGTTACTGTGGCACTGGAAATTGGTGGGTATCCGTCACTGTTGTTGCCAGATGTGGCGATTAGTCTTGACCGTACTGAAGGAGCCACGCTGGAGTTTTACGAAGCTGAGGCGAAAAAGCAGGCGAAGCAGTTTTTCATGGATGTTGCTGCCGGGTTATGTGAAGGGGATGGTCCGTTGCCGGAAAAGCGGCCCATCATTTTAGAGGCGCAGGATGTGTTGATAATCTACAGAGGAAAACTACCGGGAATAATTACTGGTTCTCTGAAGACTTAACATATCCAGGGATTTGAAATCGATAAACCCTGATAAATATCCATGAACACCAAAATCAAATACGGCCTGTCGGCTGCCGTTCTGGCGCTGATTGCCGCAGGTGCGCCTGCGCCTGAAATCCTCGACCAGTTTCTGGATGAAAAGGAAGGTAACCACACCACGGCATACCGTGATGGTGCGGGTATCTGGACCATCTGCCGTGGAGCCACCCGGGTGGATGGTAAGCCTGTCCTCCCGGGCATGAAGTTGTCGAAGGAAAAATGCGACCAGGTTAACGCCATTGAACGTGATAAGGCGCTGGCATGGGTGGCGAAAAACATCAGAGTGCCACTGACCGAACCCCAGAAAGCGGGTATTGCGTCATTCTGTCCGTACAACATTGGTCCCGGTAAGTGTTTCCCGTCTACGTTTTACAGACGAATTAATGCAGGTGATCGAAAAGGTGCCTGCGAAGCGATTCGCTGGTGGATTAAGGACGGTGGCAGAGACTGCCGTATTCGTTCAAACAACTGTTACGGTCAGGTATCCCGTCGTGACCAGGAGAGCGCGCTGGCGTGCTGGGGAATTGACAGATAAGCAGAATATTTTGCTGAAAAATGCGGTTTGCTCACACGGGCGGATAACACGAAATCCTGCGAACTGGCAAAAACTAAGTGAATAAAAGTAAAACCCCGTTTGTTGGCCGCAAGCGGGGTTTTGTGTTTCCTGACTCCGGAAAAGTCAAAGGAGAAAGTGTGTTTGATTTTAGCAAACTGATTCGGGAGATTCGAATGATGGCTGAAAAATTATCCACCTGGAAGTTCATCCTTATCTGGCTGGTGTTTGTGATTATGGCTTCCGGTTATTTCATTGGTCAGATACGCTGGTGGTGAAATGAACCGCGTACTGTGCGTGGTCATCATTGCCCTGCTGGTGGCCTGTGGTGCGCTTAGTCTGGGGCTGAATCATTACCGTGATAACGCCATAACCTACAAAGAGCAGCGCGATAAAAAAGTCAGTGAGCTGGAGCTGGCAAATGCAACCATTACTGATATGCAGGTGCGCCAGCGCGATGTTGCTGCGCTCGATGCAAAATACTCGAGGGAATTAGCCGATGCGAGAGCTGAAAATGAAACTCTGCGTGCTGATGTTGCCGCTGGTCGTAAGCGCCTGCGGATCAACGCCACCTGCTCCGGTACCGTGCGTGAAGCCACCGGCACCTCCGGAATGGATAATGCAACCGGCCCCCGACTGGCAGACACCGCTGAACGGGATTATTTCACCCTCAGAGAGCGGTTGATGACAATGCAGAAGCAACTGGAAGGGGCACAGGACTATATCCGCACTCAGTGCCTGAAATAAGTTTTGTTGATGCGCCGTATCGTCGCTGTATTCCCTCATTAACAGAGACCGCAGCCCGACAGGGAGACTCCTCTGCGCGAGTGTGCGGGGATAATCAAAAACGATACACACCGAGGTTTACCGCGTTAACGGAGCGCGGCGTTGTCCCCTCATAGTCGCCTGTCCGGTGCGATGGTGGAAGAAGCCGGATGTTTATCACTATTAATTGATGACACAGAAATGGATTCATTGAATTTCAGCACGTTTTTGTATTCGTGTTATTGAACATCTGTTTATTTTACTTTTAACATATTGATAATAAAAAGAGCTGTAAATCTTTAGATGAGTCGATTTTGTCCGGGGAAGTTCAAATGGATTTTATGCTGACGGTTTCTGGTGTGGTTATCCTGTCCATTGCTTATACTGCAGATAAATATGGCTGCCATTTGTTATCACGTATTGGCGCTTATTGTTCGTTGATGCTGATTTTCTCGTCGCTTTTTTTTGAGTAAGTTATATTAATTATAACAAATAATTTTCTGTGTTATTTTTTCAGGCTATCCCGTCAGAGGGGAAGCCTGTACTGCCGGGGAGCGAATGGAAAACTGATGTGTCCGGTAACTGCGTGTTCTGTGAACACCATGTTACTTAATTATGTAATTCATACCCGAACTCTCTGTTGACAGCCTTCTTCTGCAGGCTTCAATAACCCACGCTGAAAAGTTTCCTGAACCTTTCAGATCAAGAGCGATGTTAATTTGTTCAATCATCTGGTTTGGAAATCGGATGTTGCGGGTTGTTGTTCTGCGGGTTCTGTTCTTTGATGACATAATGTTTCCCCATATTCAGTGTTGCTGATTTGTATTATCTGAAGTTGCTTTTACGTTAATTTGACGCAGATCAATTAATACGATACCTGCGTCATAATTGATTATTTCTCGTGGTTTGATGGCGTACACACATGTTGTGATAAACCTTATATAGATGATAATCATTATCATTTCGTGGGTCCTTTCCGGCGATCCGACCGGTTACGGGGCGGCGACCTCGCGGTTTTTCACTATTTATGAAAATTTTTCAGGGAAAATCGTGTCGGTACTTCTCGAATATAACTTTTTGTTTTTCTTTAATATTGCATCCGTAAAGGTCCGACATGAAAGTGTCCGAAAATGCCTTTTTCTGGCGTTTTCATGTCGGGCCTTGTATTTGATAATGGGTTGTTTTCATGAAGGTTAATAAAAAGAGGCTTGCCGAAATTTTCAACGTGGACCCGCGGACGATTGAACGCTGGCAGTCTCAGGGACTCCCTTGCGCCTCCAAAGGTAGTAAGGGCATTGAATCTGTATTTGATACTGCCATGGCAATTCAGTGGTATGCGCAGAGGGAAACTGATATCGAAAACGAAAAGCTCCGCAAAGAACTGGACGATTTGCGTGCGGCAGCGGAGTCAGATTTACAACCCGGCACCATTGACTATGAACGCTACCGACTCACAAAAGCGCAGGCAGATGCGCAGGAACTGAAAAATGCCCGTGAAGACGGAGTAGTGCTGGAAACTGAACTGTTTACCTTCATTCTACAACGTGTGGCACAGGAGATTTCGGGGATACTTGTGCGTGTGCCGTTGACATTACAGCGTAAATATCCGGACATTTCACCATCACACCTTGATGTGGTGAAAACTGAAATCGCGAAAGCCTCCAATGTTTCAGCTAAGGCCGGTGAAAACGTGGGCGGGTGGATCGATGATTTCAGACGCGCAGAAGGCAGCTAATGCAGCCGGTGCGATAGCTACAGGGCTTTTATCTCTCATTATTCCTGTTCCACTGACGACAGTTCAGTGGGCCAATAAACATTATTACCTTCCTAAAGAGTCGTCTTATACCCCGGGGCGGTGGGAAACACTGCCGTTTCAGGTTGGCATCATGAACTGTATGGGCAACGATCTGATTCGCACGGTTAACCTGATTAAATCTGCCCGTGTTGGTTATACAAAGATGTTGCTGGGAGTGGAGGCTTATTTTATTGAGCATAAATCACGCAACAGCCTTCTTTTTCAGCCCACGGACTCAGCTGCTGAAGATTTTATGAAATCTCATGTTGAGCCAACGATAAGGGATGTTCCTGCATTGCTGGAGCTGGCTCCATGGTTCGGAAGAAAACACCGCGATAATACGCTCACCCTGAAGCGTTTTTCCTCCGGTGTGGGGTTCTGGTGTCTGGGTGGTGCGGCAGCAAAAAACTACCGTGAAAAATCCGTGGATGTGGTCTGTTATGACGAGCTTTCCTCGTTCGAACCGGATGTTGAAAAAGAGGGTTCGCCAACCCTGCTGGGGGATAAACGTATTGAGGGCTCTGTATGGCCAAAATCCATTCGCGGCTCGACGCCTAAAATCAAAGGCTCCTGCCAGATCGAAAAAGCCGCTAACGAGTCGGCACACTTCATGCGTTTTTATGTGCCCTGTCCGCACTGTGGGGAGGAGCAGTATCTGAAATTTGGCGATGATGCCTCGCCTTTCGGTCTTAAGTGGGAGAAGAATAAGCCAGAAAGTGTTTTCTACCTTTGTGAGCATCATGGCTGTGTGATCCATCAGTCTGAGCTTGACCAGAGTAACGGGCGGTGGATCTGTGAAAACACGGGCATGTGGACCCGTGACGGCCTGATGTTTTTCAGCGCCCGGGGTGATGAAATTCCGCCGCCGCGCTCCATCACTTTCCATATCTGGACGGCGTACAGTCCGTTCACCACCTGGGTACAGATTGTCTATGACTGGCTGGATGCACTGAAAGATCCCAACGGCCTGAAAACCTTTGTGAACACCACGCTGGGCGAGACCTGGGAAGAGGCTGTGGGCGAAAAACTCGATCACCAGGTACTGATGGATAAGGTTGTGCGTTACACGGCGGCGGTGCCTGCCCGGGTGGTTTATCTGACGGCGGGCATTGACTCGCAGCGAAACCGTTTTGAGATGTATGTCTGGGGATGGGCTCCGGGAGAGGAAGCCTTTCTGGTGGATAAAATCATCATTATGGGGCGTCCCGATGAGGAAGAGACGCTGTTACGTGTGGATGCGGCGATCAACAAAAAATACCGCCATGCAGACGGAACCGAAATGACTATTTCCCGTGTCTGCTGGGACATCGGGGGGATCGATGGCGAAATCGTTTATCAGAGGTCAAAAAAACACGGTGTTTTCCGGGTGCTGCCGGTAAAAGGCGCATCTGTCTATGGCAAGCCGGTGATCACCATGCCAAAAACCCGCAATCAGCGGGGCGTGTATCTGTGTGAAGTGGGGACGGACACCGCAAAAGAAATTCTCTATGCCCGTATGAAAGCCGATCCCACGCCTGCGGATGAAGCCACGTCGTATGCCATCCGTTTTCCTGATGATCCGGAGATTTTTTCGCAGACAGAGGCGCAGCAACTGGTAGCGGAAGAGCTTGTGGAGAAGTGGGAAAAAGGAAAGATGCGTCTGCTGTGGGATAACAAAAAGCGGCGTAACGAAGCGCTGGACTGCCT